TGCGCGGAAAAGTTTTTGCGAAAAACAAGGTTGATATAGTGGTTAAAGCCATACTTTTTACCTAACTCGATGTACTTAAACTGCTGCTCGAACTCACAGAATAGCAACATACACGGAGCTTGATTTTTACCCTTTGGCTCTTTCTTCAACATCTGAGAACAGAAGTGCATGAACTCTGCCGGTCGGAAATCCTTATCCGTATCGAAAAACTCTTTGCCGGCCAACGAGCTTTCTCCGTTTTTGTTATCTCCACCCTCATACCAAGATGGATTACTTGCGTAAGCATTTTTACCAAGGTTATACGGCGGGTCTGCAATTATCAGCTGCGCACGCGGAATATCATGCCTCTTGAAATTTTGAAAATGGTCTCGGAATAATTCTATTTCTTTCATACGTTATTTTCGTTCGATTTTACGTTTGTCTCGTTCATTACATATTGTACTTAGATTTGTACTTTGGAATAATATAAATCGAGTGTAACACCGTATTTAACATAGCTCCTTTACTTGAGTTGTGTTGAGACCTTCACACCTGTAATCTCGCGCGCTGCGTTACGTTGTAGATTTTTCATAATCGTATCTTTTATTGTTTACTCAACACCTACCACTTTTTACGGATATAATATTTGTATGGGTCACTTGTTATTCCAACACATTTTCCTACAGGTTCTATCTTTGCCTCAATACCTCCATTTATTTTATTTCGAAAAACGGTCGTATAAGGAAATTCTACCCCTAACACACAACAAGTAAGATTCTTTGGTCTCACATAATTGTAAAATGCCTCTTTTGTGACTTCTATTAAATGCATTTTTATTTCATTTTGGTAACTTTGGTATTTCCATCCAATGAGTAGGATATACCCTTTGTAATCCTACATACCAACTTTTATAGGTGTAGTCGTAACGTCCAAAATCAAATTTGTTTTTATCAAGCCGCACTAAAACTTCTACTGAAAACTCTATTCTATTGTTGTTCTTTGCTTTCGGGGGAAAATCCCCATCTACAACAGAATGCCACTGATTGCCCAACGCCCACTCTGTACCAATCTTAAAAGCATCTTTTAGGTCGATTTTATCTTCTACACCTATAAATCCGACATGCTTTTGCGCGGCTGCCTTAATCTTTTCTTCTCGCGTCATTTTTCAATATCTAAAGTTTGTAAAGTGAATAATTGCAAGTGGCTTTGAGAGGTCGTAGTGCCTGAACCAATCGCACCAGTCAGCGAGGGAAAGTCCGTCGTTTTTTGCAAGGAGTTTGAAATCAACTGATAATTTTCTTTCGGGATAATCAACCAATGCCGTTAAACGATTAGGAAAGCAAAGTTTCTGAATACCCACACCATTTGCAGCTATCAGTCGTGCTATTTCAATTTGCTTGCTCCAATACGGTTTACCTGACCACATCCGAACAGACAGAAAAGCCTGCTGGGATTGCACCTCCTTGATGCGCTTCTCCCACACCGGATAATTAGCACGAATGGTGTGCAGTTTTGGCCGTAGGTGAAGACATTCTGAACCTCTGTTAAAAACTTGACCCGCATAAAAGGCATCACGAAAGTTCGTAGGCAACCCTGCCTTGCTATGCTTAGCGAGGAACTGCCTTGATAGTGTTAATACGTAAGTTTTCATATAATCATCCTACTTTAATAAAACCACTTCCTCCACAGCGTGGGCAACAATCTTTTTCACCGAAAAGCACGCTTATTCCAAGCGTAAAAACGGCCATTTCTCTGTCAATAACAACGCCACGACCTTTGCAGCGCGGACACAAAATACTGTCACCTTTTTTCATAATTCTAAACCTATATTTCCATACAACTCAATCCTCGCGTTAATTGGTCGATTCGACTTTTTCAAGTATAAAAATGGTGCTAATATGATTTTAGCGTTTCCAATTTCAAAAACATTTGCACCTTGCGATGAATTGGTGGTTAATACAGCTTTCTCTTGGTTGAGTAATTGCATCGCCTTTTTGAGCTTTTCTATCTCTTCAGCAAGAAAATAAGCTTCGCCAATCTCGATAACTGAATAGGGGTTGGCGTGAAATTTCCCCGAACCTTTCGTTTCCAAACAAGAGCCACCGCATACTGGGCACTCGAAGTCTTCTTCATACTGTTCGCCGTCAGAACCTTGATAAATCCACCTCACATAGCCGCTACTGTCGCACTCACCGCATGTTGTGTGCATCGTTATTTCCTCCTGTGGACACTCGTCAAGCGCCTTTTCTATATCCTCTAACCGAACAGTTGACGCCGCACAGCCTTTTTTATCAAGGGTAATTTCGAACGAATCTATTTTGTACTTCTGCTTCAAGTAATCGGGATTGATAATCAAAAGAATTTTCCCGTTTGTTGCCCAAACATTGCCATCTTCCTTATTAAGAAAAGGCTTGTGGAATTTCGCGTTTATTGCAGCAGTGTCGCAAACCAACTCAAACAATTCTTCTTCGTTTTTGATTTTCATAACGCCCCCTCCTTCATTTCTTTATTTATGAACTCTTTTCGCAAGGCCTCAACCTTTGCCAGCGCTTCTGCCAAAGTTCCCTCATCGCCTACGTAGTACGCGACGGAACCTCCGACAAATACTCACACGTGGACAACTCCGCGACTATCCGTGTAATCGCCAATGCTATAAAGCGCTGCAGCCTTTCTGTTAATCTCATCCAAGCGGCGTTTTTCAAGCCGCGCGCAAATCTGTTTGTAAATCCTCTGTATCATAATTATTTAAGTTTGATATTATTCACAAAGTCCGTGGTACAAACTCATGCAACTAATAGTTTCTATTTCTCCAAAAATATCATTTTTTACTTCGTCCCTATTTACATACGCAAACACCTCGCGTACTGTTGGATATGACCTGCTCGCGCAAAATTTAGAAGGAATATAATCAGGCGGGAAAAAAGAACTTCCGTGAGCTTCCACGGCCATACGCTCTTCAGCTGCAATCAACCGCGCACTCATCAAAGTGTCTTTTGAAACTAAGCGAGCGTCTAACTTTCTGCACATCACGCAAGGAAGGCATCCGACGCGTGAATATCCACGCTCATACAACGGGTTTGGCCGTTGCCCATTCGCTAAAATGTAATCTATCACTTCTTGCGCGGACCATCTGAAAATAGGTCTTAAAACGCTTGCATCGTGCGTTTCACACCACTCTCTTACGGCTTTTTTATTGTAAAGTGATTTTGTCTTATTATCGAAGTATTCTTTGAAATAAGAGCATTCCATTTCGAATTTTGAACGCGCCTCGCTTTCGGCGGCTCTAATTCCTTGAACTATTATAAGACTATCATCTTGAGCGAGTATAAAGTCTATCATTGGCTTTATCTTCAATTCATATGTGCAAAATCGTGCTTTCGTGGATGGAAATCTGCCTTTTTTTATTGCCATATCGACAAAGCCATCGTATTTTGAACTTTTCAACGTTTTCAGCTGAACATCAAGCAAGCCGCAAACGCCTTTTATGTGGTCGTATGTGACTGGATGTTCCCACCCAGTGTCACAAAATACCGCTGTTACATTTTTGCGGCCAAAATCTTTCACGGCCTTAATTAAACATGCTTGACTGTCTTTTCCGCCTGAAAATTGAACTATAACTTTTGCCATAAAGTTGATTATTTTTTTCTCGTTGTGTTTGTGAACCCAAGAATTGGAAAGGATTTTATTGTTTCATTTGTCAAAAATATTTGGTTTCGTTTTGGCCGCGCCAATGATAGCGCGCACACGCGCCACCTCTGCATCAACCTCTTGTTCTATTTTTTTTACTTTTCTTGCTGCTTCTGTGCACCTCGTCCTCGCAAACTCCTTTTGCCACTTGCGCAACTCGCATACCTTATCGAAAAACTCCCTACTGTTCATTGTCTTTCAAATTGCAATTCGCCTGCAGCCTTCATTCTCTCGTACTCTTCCCTCGATACCGCCTTTGCTCTGTCTCTCTCATATTGCTCCGCTCTTCGCTTGCCTTCCTCCATGTCTATCAAATTGTTTCGATAGCCAACAAAGAGCCGTAACGCCTTCAAGATTCGCACCGAGTCAACGCATCCATACATCTCACCATAATCACCATATTTCATCCTTTGGAAGAAAAGCATAATCTCTGTTAGCTTCAAGTCGTAAAATCTATTCAGTATCATCTGCGCAAGTTCCTTAACAACTTCATAGGTGGCTTTGCCTTCTTCTTTTACACCTACAAAGTTTTGAAAGTCGTTTATCTCCAGCACTAACCAATCTACCGAAACTTGTTCTCCGTACTCCATCTTGACAGATACAAGCGTTGGGCCTTCTGTCATTATGCAATATGTAGGATTACTCGCAATTTCAGCCTGCACAGACGGGTTAAATGCAGCCAATAAACGGCGTGCCTCATCCCGGGTTCTACATATAGCGCTTGAGGATGTCTGCTGCAATTTCGTTATTGCGCTCCATTCGTTTCTCACTATTGGTCCTATTGATTCCATCTTGATTTTTCCTTTTTTCGTTGCTCATCCAACGATTAACCATGCTATCAATTCTCTTTATCTTTTGCCCCGAAGACGTAAACCAACCTTGCGCATTGTAATAATGGTAAAATTCTCGTGCTTCATCTGCGCTCATTCCGTTTTCAAGACAAATTGCCATCACTTCTTCAATGCTCGGCGGATCTTGCTCCACCTTCATCCGTCTTTCAACCTTGTTTTCCTTAAACAGACTCATCGGCTTTGTAATCTCTTTAGTACGTGATTTGTCAACCTTCTTTGGAAGCTCTACACTCGGTAGTTTTACTCTTTCTTTAGATGGTCTCAAAACAACCTGCTGCGTTATCATTTTATCATCAATAATGTATGTCGGTTGTTTTCGTGCATTACCAGCCTCAAAACCTATCAATCCTTTTTCAACCAAACCATTGCGTGCTGAAATCATACCTCTAAGACCTATGTCAAGAATCCTACAAAGGTCCTTGTTCTTAATCTCGTGCCGCATTGGAAATCCTGCATCGACAAAGTTCTTCAGAATTGCAAACCACAGCGCAATCTGTTTTGTATCAAGCTTCGTGCCTTCAGACTTCACCCAAAACCTTTCTATGCGCTCATCAATGCTCATTGCCCAATGTACTCTTTTATCTCTCTCTGAAAGTCTTCCAAAGAGCGGCACACAACATATTTATTACGCATCTTCGTGGCGAGATTCTCATACTCCTTTTGGCTCTTCGATTGTTTGCCTACTGCCGTCTTCATCTCAATTGCCAAAGACGCATACCCTCCTATTGGTATTTGTAGAATAAGGTCCGCAACTCCAGAGCGCACTCCCTCATCCTTCATTATCTTTCCAGTCCATGCATTACGTGCGCCACCATTTGGCACTGCAAAAAACAATGCCTCAATGCTCGGGTATGTCTTCCTAAACCACGCTACACACTGCTTCTGTATCTGACTCTCTGTTAGTGGCTTCATTAATATTCATCTTTGAAAATGTCCATTGCAGCATTTAGTAACATCTGCTGTGTACTTACTTTCTTTTCCTCTACATTATCAATTGTACCTGTAACGCCATTTGCAATGCCCTTTTTCGTCTGTATCAAGTTGTACATGTACTCGTCAATCGTATTTTCACCCAATAGATACGTACACGTGACTGCATTTTTCTGCCCGTTTCTATGCGCTCTGTCTTCCGCCTGACAACAATCAGAATACGTCCAAGGAAACTCAATGAAAAGAACATTAGATGCGGCCGTTAGTGTTAATCCAGTACCGCCGCTTCGATAGTTTAGAATAATCAACTTCGTGCTCTCATCCTGCTGAAATGCATCTACGCTTCTTTGTTTTGCCTTATCATCATCATCTCCAGTGACTGTCACCGCATTTGGAAATTCGCGCTTTAGCTCTTGTACAACTTGCTTCAAAAAACAGAATACAATCAACTTTTGACCACCATCTATCGTGTTATGTATAATATCAATGGCAGCTTTGATTTTACCCTTCGATGATATCTGCTTCAGGATGCCCATTTGCACCATTACAGCACCTCTAATCGCTCTTTGTATCTTTTCATCGTCCGCCTTTTTGTAATCTCTCAAATACTTGATTACATCGGCCTTTGCTTGATTGTATTCTTTACGTGTCTCAATATCAACAACGAGATACGAACGAGTCTTCTCGGGTAGTTGCTTTAAGACATCCTTCTTTTGGCGTCTAAAAAAACAAAACTTATTCAAAAAGTAATTCAGCTCTCGGAGATGGCTTGCCTTGTTTTCTCCGGCACAATATCTTTTGACAAACTTTGAATACCCTCCAAAATCTTCCAATCTATCCATGATATTCAGTTGCTGAATCAAATCTTCGTTATTGTTTACAATCGGCGTACCCGTCAGCTCTAACACGTACTCTTTACCTTGTGCTATGCCTTGTACAAACTTGCTTTGTTGGGTGTGGCTGCTCTTGCACTTGTGGCTTTCATCAATGATTACAGAACGAAAGAGTTTAATACGCTCATCAAATTCAATGCTGCGAAGAGTAAATCGCGAATGCTCTTTTATACGCTTCACGAAATACTTTTTCAAGCTCTCG